TGAAACGGACGAGAGTGGCAAAGCCTTCGTTACGGTCACAGGGGTACAAGCAGTAGGACGAGTTTCTAGACCTTTGGTGTGGGGCTTAATCGATACAAGTCAGACACCAAATTGGCTTCCAATCGCAGCATAGGAGTATTAAATGGCATCCACATATTCAAACTTAAAGGTTCAACTCATGGCGACCGGGGAAAATACCGGTACATGGGGTAACGTAACCAACGACAACCTAGGCACCGCACTAGAACAAGCCATCGTCGAGACGGCTACTGTTACTTTTGCCAGCGCCAACGTCACTTTAACCCTAACGGATACAAACGCCAGACAAGATGCACGGGCGTTGCGTTTAAACCTAGCAGGGACCACGGGTGGTGCAAGGGATCTAATCGTCCCAGCCATCCAGAAGCCATACATTGTTAACAACGGCACGTCTGACACCATCACGGTGAAGGTCTCCGGTCAGACGGGTGTGGCTGTCCCAACTGGAAAAACAATTTTAGTTTACAACAATGGCACAGACGTTGTTAATGCGATTACGCATCTTTCTTCTTTGTCTTTAACTACTGATCTTGCAGTTGCTGATGGTGGAACAGGAGCCTCTACTCTAACTGCTGAAGCGGTTTTAATTGGTAACACAACGAGTAACGTCAAGTTCGTATCTCCCGGTACTTCTGGAAACGTACTGACATCTAACGGCTCTGCTTGGTCTTCCGCCGCAGCAGAATCTTTCCCTGCTGGCACGGTCATGTTGTTTGCCCAGACTAATGCGCCCACTGGCTTTACAAAAGATACTTCTAATTTCAACAACTCTGCTCTTCGGGTAGTCACTGGATCGGCTTCATCTGGTGGTTCGGTTGACTTCACGACTGCGTTTGCTTCACAGACCCCAAGCGGCTCTGTTTCAGTTACGATCTCTAGTATTTCGGGTTCGGCTGGTAACACGACACTTTCTACGCCACAAATTCCAAGTCACACTCACCCATCAGTTGGAAATCCAAATGAAGGAGGCCATCAGGGTGCACCCTTTAATGCCGCTGCTCCGGGAACTACCGGTGCAACAGGTGGTGGCGGTGCTCACTCACACCCATTCTCGTTCTCAAGCGGTAGTGGCTCCGGTACATTTAGTGGTAACGCTATTAACTTGGCTGTTAAGTATGTTGACGTTATTCGTGCTACCAAGAACTAAAAATGATCGTTCTAGATAATTTTTATCCGAAAAGTTTAATAGACCCAGTAGTTTTAAACTCTGTTGGTTATGAGTGGAAGTTTAATCGCTCAGATAAAAACGATGATTTTTATTGGACAATTCCAGTTTATGGCAATAATTATGCGGTTAAAGAAAACAAAATAGTAAACAATTATTTTACTGAATGTTTTAAATATAAAGAAGTTAAAAATTGTTGGGAGTACATAAAAAATAATTTGGGTTTAAAAATAAGTGATAAAAATTTAGATGCTTGTTACTTAAATGGTCTTACTCATGGAATTGAGGCTCATGCACATGTTGATAATCGTGGTGAAGATACTATAACTATTATATGTTATGTTTGTGATTTATGGAATTCGCATTGGGGTGGTGAAACATGTTTTTATAATATGGAGTATTCAGATAATCCAGCGGATAAAGTATTTTATTCACACGAAATAGTTAAGTCTGTTATTCCTCGTTATAACAGAGTTTTAATTTTTAATGGAAATATCGTTCATTCTGTTAGGCCACTATCAAAAACTTTTAAAGGTATAAGAAAAACATTAATGTTTAAATTGGTAGATGTAAACATTAAGGATTTAAATTTAAATGCAACTTAAAAACGGAACCTTTTGCCCACTAATAAAGAAAGACTGTGTTGGTTTGACTTGCGCTTGGTTTACTCGGGTGCAGGGTATAGATATGAATACAGGTAATCAGGTTGATGAGTATCAGTGCGCAATTGCGTGGATGCCAATGCTTTTGATTGAGAATTCCGGGCAACAAAGACAAACTGGTGCGGCGGTAGAAAGTTTCCGTAATGAGATGGTCAAGTCCAACGAGACATCTCAAAAAGTTTTATTGGCGTCTTTGGGGTTTCAAAGACAACAGGATCAGACTCCTGTGTTGGAGATAAGCCCCCCAAAGGCAAAAACTGTAAAACCTAGAACTGTTAGGAGTAAATGATGCGTATTACGATTATTGGTGGAGAAGATCAATCTGTTTATGTAAATGGAGAGTCTCGTGGAGGACTTGATCTGTCTCAATGCGGGCTTCCAGCGAACTTTTGGGCGTTTCAATGGAACCAAGAAGGCGACAACACTGGGGAGATAGAGTACAACTCTCCAATGATTCAAAACGACCGGGTCACAGAAATTCCCGCTTGGGTTAATGCTTGTGTTGCTGTATTACAAGCAAAATTGGATCAAGAAGCCACTGAAGCCGCCGCACAAAATGAATCCCAGCCTTGAGCAAAACAACTATCTTTACGTACCAAATTTCTTGACGGTGCAAGAAGCAGATAATTTGGCTCAGGCTTTCTTTTTTGCCCAAAGAGATGGGCATTTAAGTTTAGACTCCCAGTGCCCCTCTTCCCCGGCTATATACAACTTGATGCCTTGCGTTAAAACATTAGTTAAAAAAGTGCCTCAAATAAGCGAGTTATGTGGGGAAGATGTATTGCCGACATATGTATATGGTCGTATTTACAGTAAAGGTGAAGTTCTAGCCAGACACCGGGACCGAGACGCTTGCGAAGTAAGTCTTACAGTAAATCTTCAAAAAGATGAAACTGGATGGCCTATTTGGATTCAAAAGCCCAACGAGGAAGAGGTAAGCATTAATTTAAACCCCGGTGATGCTATGATGTATTTAGGGTGTGTGGCGGATCATTGGCGTGAGGCTTATCAGGGTAATATGCAGACCCAAGTATTTTTCCATTATGTTAGAGCGGATGGTCCACGGGCCTATGCTTATTTTGACAAAGAACGCCGATAATGACTTTTGATCTGCGTGATTATATTATTGTATTTGAAAACATAGTTCCTGGCGAACTGTGGGATGAGGTGTTAAAAGAGTATGAAAATGATAAAAATTGGAAGAATACTACAACCGGCAGTGGGCTGATTAGGGACATAAGGCGTTGCGATGCTATAAATATGTCTGAGGATTTTATAATTCAACAGAATCAAGAAAAAAGAAAAAGTATTGATGATAAATTGTTTGTTTGTGCTGGAGAGGCAATAAAAAAGTATAACGAGAAATTTAAATATGCAAAAATTCAAGGGGATTCTGGTTATACACTTCTCCGCTATCGAGAGAGTGAATTTTATTCAGAGCATACAGATCATGCTTTACAAGCACCAAGAATTGTGTCTTGTTCGTTTACACTAAATGATAATTTTGAAGGTGGTGAGTGGGGGTTTTTTAATCGTGAGATGGTTATAAAAGCGCCAAAAGGTGCTGCAGTGATGTTCCCTTCAAACTTTATGTACCCCCATGAGATCTTGCCTGTTACCAAAGGAACCCGGTATTCTGTTATCACTTGGTTTATTTAAAAGTTTAAGATATGAAAACACTAATCGAAGCACACAAGATTGACGGCGTTAAGGTCTGTCGCACTGAAGAAGTTAAAGTCTGTGCTTCGTGTGGGTACGACCTTGACGAGGCTGAACTCGTAGCCGATACTTGCTCTGACTGCGGTGCACCATTACGGCTAAAACAGTCGGTATCAGTATGGGCAACATCGGTGCCAAAAGCCGGAGCCAAGACATGGGGGGAATAAAACACAATGCTACCAATTGCTGCATTACTCTCAATTGGAGAGAAAGTCCTTGACAAGGTAATTCCTGATCCAGAAGCAAAAGCCAAGGCTCAAGCCACGCTTATGGAGATGGCACAGAAAGGGCAGTTGGCTGAATTAGAAGCGATGGGCAAAGAAATGGAATCCGCCCGTAACAGGGAGATCCAGATTGCCACGAGCGAGTTTGCCCCTATGCTCAATAAGATCGTTACCCCAGTGCTGGCCTTGGGGACGGTGGGTCTGACCTTTATCCTGTTTGGCGTCATTATATTTGTGGATGTGGACGCCGAATCCAAAGACATCCTGATTTATGTGCTCGGTGCGCTGACTTCCGCAGTCACGATGGTGCTGGGTTATTACTTCGGGTCTTCTGCCGGTTCTAAGGAGAAGAGTTCTCAAATCGAC